AGAGAAACGGAAGCAGCAACAGTATAAGACTGTTTCAGCAAACTCTTATGCGCAGGTTTTGCGAAAAGATTTGTTTATATCTGATAATACTTCTGTTGAATTTATTTCAAGAGAAGAGGCTCGTTGGGACGCTAGACAGGCTTATCTAAGCTATGAAAAGCAACTACAGGATGCGAGATTGTTGGTGGATTCGATAGCTAAACGCTATCATAGTAATCGATTAATGGTTTTGGATCCTAGTGCTCAGCGTTTAAATAGATTGGATCGTATGAAACGTTTGCGAGAAATTCGCAAGATGAAACGTTATCATAAGAAAGAGGTTCAGCAATTTTCATCTAAGTGTTATTTTGCGCAAACACCAGAGGATCAGAATGAAGCCGCTCAATGGGAGGATATTCCTAGAGGAGTTGTTCGTCCAACATCTGTAAAGCAGATAAAGCAACGTAGCTTTATCCGTGAGAATTGGCGAGTGATTTTACGGGATTATGTTCCACATAAACCGAAGGAAGTTAGTCCTTTGTCGGAGCGGATTAAATATTTGAAATTTCGGTTGCGACTTAAGATTTTATCATTTCGTGATCCAATTTATGTGGAGCGTTTGTTGCGTCGAGTGTTAAGACCGCAGATGGAAACTGAAGGAAAAATAGTAAATGATTTGTCTTCTTTGGAGAAAAGAAGTACAACAGTTATTGCTTCGTCTTCTACTGAGGAGGTTGGTCAAAATCATCCTAATACACAAGGTTTAACTCCATTGGCAGTAACAGGGTCAGCTCAAAATTTGGAAGAGTTTGCGGATCGATGGTTATATCTGACTACGTTGAATTGGACAGATGCTAATGCTATTGATACGAATTTGTTGAGTGCTGACTATGTTTTTCCAAAGAAGTTGTTGGAAGAATTACCGTCTTCGCAAGCATATGCGGCTTTGATGACTCATCGTTTCTTTAAATGTGACTTGGTCTTTAAATTTGTATTAAATTCTTCGCCATGGCAAATTGGACAGTTGATAGCTACATGGACTTATGGTAGACCAGGGGATACTAAAGATATTTTGAATATCCCTTGTGCTATTCAACGAAATCATGCTATGCTGACGGCAGGTAGTACTAATAATGTGGAGCTTAGAGTTCCATATCATTTCTATAATTCTATGTTGAGTAATTATACTAAACAGTGTTATTATGGTTATCTAAGTTTGCTTGTTATTAATTCGTTGTCATATGCGAAGAATGTGGCAAGTTCAGCATCTATTTCTATATATGTGGCATTGGAAAATGTGCAAGTTGAAGCTAAGGTGGCTAGATCTTTAGCCGAAAAATCGTTTGGTGAAATTGATGCAATTCAGGGTCAGATGTTACCTGTTGGAAAATTATGTAATCTTGGTGGAAACACCTTGTTGGCAGCTGGAAAGCTGATAGACAGGGATAATCCGCCTTTAGCTTTGCAACCAGTACATTTTATACCACAGGCCACACCATCATTTTGTTATACAACAAAAGTGGAAGAACCGATCCATGTATTGAGAGCTGATCCGAGAGGACAATTTATTTCCAGTTTTAATGAGGATATAGTAACACCTAACGATTTGGCTAAACGTTGGGGATTTATTGGAACTCGAAGTTGGAATATGAATGATAATTCTAATAAATTAATTTGGTCACTACCTATTATGCCAATTATGCCAGATATATATTATTATGGTAAAGAACCTTATAGACCACCTGGTGGTTTATTATCTTTACCTCAAAGTTATTATACACCTTTGGCAGTAATTTCATCTTGTTTTGCGTATTGGCGTGGAAGTATAAAGGTTCGAATTGATGTTATTGCTAATTCTTATTATACAGGTTCATTGAAATTGGCTTCTATTCCTGTTATTGGTTCTGTTACTAATGTATCTTTGTCTGAGATGGGAATGTCTTCATCAGTTGTCTTTGATATTCAGAAAACCTCTTCTATTATAGTTTCGATACCTTATAATTGGGTTAATGCCTGGTGTCCACTGAAAACTATGGAAGAAGATAGTGCACCGGCTCCAAATACATTATTTGTTAAGGTTTTGAATCCTTTGATAGGTATAGCAAATGTGCCGTCTATAGTAAAATTGAATTTTTATGTATGTGCAGGTGATGATTTTGAATTGGCATTAATGCGAACACCTTCTATTGCTTTAACTGGTAAATATCTTGAGCCAAAATTAAATAAATATCTTAATCCTTGGGATGTGAAAGATGTTGTTTTTGTAAGTTATATTGGGGGAAATAGTGGTGAAGGTTTGTCTATGCCTATTATGGTATTTGATACAGGTCATACTGATTGGGTAGGATATACTAATGTTCGAACAAATAAGGTTTATGAGTTACATAATACTACCTCTTTGGGATATCAGTTTTCATGGACAGTAAGACTTCAAAATTCAAAACTTAAAGAGAAGGAAGCCGTTAAGGGAGTGCCTATTCTTTATAACGTGAAGTATGCCCTTTGGACTGGTTTATCAACAGGAAATGCTCATGGTTTGGCCGTGTTTGATACAGCTGTTAAAGCCGCACAGTTTTTGAAATATTTGATAAAACATACGAATACAGGTAATGTTGTGGATTTACAGTTGGCAATAAAAGATTATATAGTTGATTTTCCTGATGAATATATATTTTATAAAGCTGATAGTGATAAAGCTAAGAAGTATGTAGCTGGTTCGTATATTGATTTTAACAATGAAGCAGGTGACTATTTCTTGTGGAAGGAATATAGACATGTTAACTCTGTTGATTATGAAGTTATAACACCTCAAATGAATGTTGAAGGTGTTGAGGTTTCTTTTGAAAAACTTTCTTTGCCAACGGGTAGCGGTTTTAGAACATTTGGTGAGGAAGGACATACGTTAAAATCATTGGCTAGAAGATGGCAACATTTTGGATCGGTGAAATTTGAAACGTGTGCAGAAAAATATCCTCGTGATTGTGCGCCAGCATGTCGTTTTCCAGTACGTCCAAAGAGAGTTTTTGAACCAGATAGATCCGGTTCGTATGATAATCGTATACGAGATGGAAATATTAATTTATTATCATCTGGTTTTGCCTTCTGGACAGGAGGAATGCGTTATCGTTTTGTAGTAGTGGGTGATGTTCCCCACGATGCAGTTATTTATGTTCAGCATAGATTTGATGAGATAACACCCGATACTGATTATATTGATACAGATATTAAAGTTAAAGATTCTTTGGATTTAATGGATACTCACTTTGCTACAGCTGTTCAAGCTTTGAATGTGAATACGGTTTTGTCTGTTGAAGTACCTTATTATCAGACTCGAGAACGATTGGTTACAAACAGGGAATTTAAACAAACTGATCAGAATTTAGTTCCGGCTACGAATGGTATGTTATATGTCTGGTTGCATTCTGAATTAAAGCAGAATGTAACTATTGAGATATATTATTCTGTGGCTGATGATTTTTCTTGGTCAGTTTTCCAAGGTTTTCCAGCAATGATAAATTTGGCTAAAGTATCTGATTGGATTGAACCTCAAGCTGATGTTGAACCAATTGAAGTGAAGGAAAAACAGGGTATGTTTTCGAAGTTAAAATCGTTAGTTTCATCATCGAATAGTACAGCAGCTCAAGTTCGGAAAACAGCAGCTTCCATTGAAAAGGATGTTTCTATTGTTTCGCAAAATCTTACAGAAACAACAGAAAATATGAATTGTTTATTGGAGAAATGTGATCGTATTGTTTCTATAGCTGATGGTTGGGTATCGAAACGTAGGCCAGCGATGATAGAAAGACAAATATTGGAAGGTCGTTTACAGGATACAAAGGATCGGTTTACTAGAGAAACTAGTGTACAGGGAAAACCTGATCAGGGTATTTTAGAGGATGTAGTAAAACCACTTATGCAGGAGGGCTTGGAATTATCTTTTCCTTTTGTAACTCATGTTATTTATGCTATTATTAATCCGAAAGCTAGTACTGTGGCGTGGTCAATAGTAAATTTATATAAAGAATGTTTTGGATTAACATTAGACGGATTTGCAGGTATGACAGAAGCCCTTGTGGATTTATGGCGTCGGAGCTTTGGGGCAAAGCAACAGAATCAGCCCCAAGCACCGACAGATATGGAGTGTCAAATATCTGGTTTGTGTTCTATTTTATTTTGTTCATTGTGTACTATAACTAAACTTTCTATATCTAAACCCAAATCTTGGCAGGGAGTTTCTGATGGTTTATTTCAATTTTCTCAGAATTGTAGAGCTTCTCAAAATGTAGCTAGTTTTATACGTGATAATATTACATTATTTAAAAGGATATGGCAAAAAAATGGTTAATATGTTTAAAGCACCATCGAAAGATTTTCAGTTAGTATCTGGAACGAAGGATGATCGATTGAAAGCTTGGTGTGCACAAACTTATGGTATAGTTGCACCGGGGGTTCGAGAAAAGGTCTTAAATAACAGCTGTTGGGCTGAAAAAGTCTTTGAACTAGCGATAGTCGGACGAGGATTAAGTTTACAATTAACAGCTGATAAGACTGTACCATCAGGAATTATACGTTTAGTAACATCTTTGTTGGATGAAGTTAAGAAATTGGAGATGGAATTAATAAATCGTAAGTCTTATTGTGCAGTGCGATATGATCCATTTTGTTTATGGTCAGCTGGAGATGCGGGAACAGGTAAATCTCGATTTAATGAAAAGATAGCAGAAAGATTACAGCAAAGAGCTGGTCATCAGGGACTACCCTATCATGCTATTACTGTTAATCAGCAATATTTCGACGGTTTCGTTGGTCAACCAACTGTTTTGATTGACGATTTTTTAGCAATGGATCCAAGTCAGGACGCGACTGTGCCCATGTTCATTCAAATGAAATCTTCAAATTTGTTTAATCCTCCGTTTTCAGCTATAAAGGATAAGGCTACATTGGTTAATTTCCAAAATTTACTTATTTCTTCAAATACTGCGTTTATATCGACAGGAAAGGTTGGATTTCATGATGCGGATGCTTTTAATAGACGTCGAAATGCTTTGCTTATTTGGAAGAAGAGGAAAGATTATGATAGAGTTAAAGTAGAAGCTATGCCACCGGAAGAACGTAATAAGTATTATGAAGATCTTAATCAGGTTGATATTTATTATGTTGAAGATCCAGCTAATCAAAATAGTCCTAAGATAAAATTGGAAAGACAGAAAGACAAACCTTATAGTGAGGTTGTTATGGATTATGTTATGAGCCGAGCAGAATGGTATCATACGGGTGAATCTTTGACCTTTGCTCGTCGATGTGCTGATAGGATAACCTCCTATGGGCAAAGTACTCGATCTGTTGAAACGTTAAATGAATATTTATCGAAGGTGACTAAGGATTTAATTATTGATCATAGGTGTGAGTCGAAAACTTTTGAGATGATACATCGATGGATGGGTCGTCAAATTGTTGAACCGCAGGGTGATCATGATAATTTATATTGGCCCTACTTTAAATCTGATTTGGGAGTTGATCCAAATGATGAGAGTTTGGTTAAAGATGCTTTTATCGAGCCATGTAGTCGTAAAGATGTTGGATGGACCGGTAAATGTGGAGAGCGTATTTTCTTATCATCTGAAAGTTGTTTACACCGGAAAGTTATAGATTTTGATATGTATGACTGGTCACACACGATGAGATGTTTTATTATTAATGAAAAAATGTTGTATGGTGATGCTGAAATTCCAACATCATTTCCATATGGTCGGTGTGTGATTAAGCGAGAGGATGGTTTTGAAGAATGTGATAAGTGTTTGATGGCTGATGATATTTTGGGTAAACAATTTCATAAGCGTCTTTTCCAATCTTTGATAAAGAGAAATCCTACTTATGCAGGGTCTATTGAGGATGGAGATGAGGTCTATGGTATTCCAAAGGAGTATGCTAGCTTTTATAAGGAATTGAATGATACGATTGAAGCTACATTTTCAACATTGGAAATGCCTAAACATCTTGCAGATAGGGTTACACTGATGCAACGTGAGGTTAAGGAAAAATTCCAACAGTTGGGTGAGTCTACAGTACCTAGAAAATCGATTTGGAAAACTATACCCAATAAGATTTGGCGAATCTTTTGTGCAACAATGACAGCTATTTGGAAAATCTTTAAAGTAATAACTTATGTGATGGGTTTTATAGGAAGTTTAATGTTGATTGGTGGTGTTACAGCAGCAACAGTTAATCATTTTACTACACCTGAGGAACAAAGAACTTATGTTCCATATGACTATTATGATTGGAAGAAGCAACAGCAAGATCAGAGAGTTTGTATGGTGCCTAAAGATATAGCTGCGAGTTATGGTGATAAAGAACCTAATTTACATGCATCAGGAGATTTTAAGACTATGAAGGCTATGAAATCAGTTAGAACTCATGCCTTATCCCTTGCTAAACCCAATGGAGGAGATATAATCTTACAAGCTGATATTGAGAAATATTGTCGTTCTAAACAGGTTAATCCTCAGCATGATGGTCGTCTTAAGAAGATAGTCAATAATACCTTTACTTTGGTTGGGATTGTTCCCTTAGAAGGTGAGGAGTGCCATGTTTTTCCGGTCAGATGTGTAGGTTTATATCATCATAAATTTTTGGTTTTAAAACATTATATTGAGCATTTTTCTATTCGTGGTGTTCAGAAAATAGGTGTTGTTTTCCACGCAGCTAAGGGTGTGATTTATTTCTCACCTGAAGATATTGAGTATGAATGGACGCCAGAAGGATATGGAACAGGTTTATTTCCATCATTACCCCGACAATTTGCAAATATTGTACGTTATATGCCACCTGAAAAGATGATGTTAGAGTATCCTCGAAATATGTTTATGGTTGAGGTTGATTTAGAAGGGATTGTCATACATCCTGTTGAATGTGATCGAATTAGAAGACCAGTAAGTATACCAAGTTTCGAGGGTCAATCTCCTTGGAAAATAACTCAAGGCTTTTCTTATGAATGGGGTGGTCCAGGTAAATGTGGATCATTTCTTTTTGCACCAGAACTTGCTACTCCGTTAATTGGAGTTCATACAGCTGGAAAGGGTTTAGGGCTGGGATTTTCGGAGATGTTGCTGAGAGAAACATTCATTGATGAAATTCAAGAATTACCTTTTGAAATGGTTATACCAGAAATGTCTATTGATGAAAATAAAGTAACATTGCCAGGCTTGGGTTTTCAAGTCGGAACATTACCTCAAGATAGAGCTGTTTCAATATCAAATAAAACAAAAATTATTCCATCGGAATTAAGTGGTATATTTCCAATTCATACTGAACCAGCACCTTTGGATTATAGAGATGCTCGTTTGAGTGAACCTATTGACCCATTAATAGCTGGAATCGAAAAACGCTGTAAAAAACCAAAAGAATTCCCCATCGAGTCTTTGCGAGTGGCTTTTGATGATTATCAAAAGTTAATTTTAACGAAAGTGAAGCCTTTGAGAACAGTTGGTGAGTTAAGTGTTTCTCAGGCAGTTGAAGGATTAACAATAGAGGGTTATGAGCCTATTGAGATGAGTACATCTGAAGGATATCCTTGGGTTTTAGATCGTCCGAGACTTGAAAAAAATAAACAATGGATGTTTGAACTTGGAGAGTATCCTGATGGTAGACGTAAATTATTAAAAATTGTGGAACCTTTAGATCGAATGCTGAAAATAAAAAATGAGATGCGATTGCGTGGAATAACTCCTCAAACATATTTTACAGCTTGTTTGAAAGATGCTCGTATTCCTTTGGAGAAGATTCCTAAAGTTGGTGGGACACGAGTTTTTGAGATGAGTCCAGTTGATTTAACAATAGCGCAACGACAATTATTTCTGGATTTTTATGCGGCATTTCAATCGGCACGTTTACAAGTTGAGCATACAGTAGGTATAAATCCTGATGGCCCTGAATGGACAGATTTGAGCTCACAACTTTTAGAGTTTTCACCATTTATTATAACAGCTGATTATTCTTCTTTTGGACCTCGATTATTGCATTCAGTTTTGCTAAAG